GTGACTGGCTTGAACAAGTGCGCTTAGGTCGCGTTCACTAAACCCATTGTTTATAGCCCATTCACGAAGTTCCTTAGCTTCGCTTTGCATTGTACCTTCGTCTTTCCATTCAGGAATGACTTCAGTGAGTTTGGCGCGTTCTGACTGCACAATGTCAGCCAATGCACGCTGTTGCTCTTTGGTCATCTCTTCAGCAATCCGCTGCTGTTCAGTATTAATAGCCTGAAGTTTAGCGGCTCGTTCCTGACGAGACTTATTCCAATGCCGTTCTAACCGCGCCGCCTCAATGGGGTCTTCGTTATAAAGATTGTCCCAATCAGGCTCAGCCTCGGACTGCACCTCAAGTTGCGCTTTAAGCGCCGGTAACAGTTCCGCGTATTGAGCGCGTTCCATTCGGATCGCTTCGGCTTCGCCGTGGAACGACTTGCGTTCTTCAGCTAATGCCTGAGTTTTCCGTGTGTAATCCGAGTAACGAGAATAACCTTTCCGAAGTTCGTCAAGGGTGACTTCCGTTTCTTCACCGTCAAGTTTAACCTTGATAGTTAGATCGTCAGGAAGTTCCTGTTCGATAACCTCTTCTGTGTCGTCCTCTTCATCCGGGTCGGACTGTTCGTATTCATCTTCTTCCGAGTAATCCTCGGCTTCAGTTTCTTCCGCGTCGTCCTGAGCCTCTTCAGGCTCTTGCGCCTCGGCCTCGTCTTGGTTGTCCTCATCTGGGCCAAGCAGTTGGTCGATGGCTAGTGTTGCTTCGTGGAGGCCGATCCCACCACTGGGGTTGCCGACTTGTTCCGTCATATAGCACCTTCTTTAATAAATGTTAACTCCTCGATTTGGCGACTAAGCCGTCGTCAAGGATTGCCTGTAGGCGGGCTTTCAAACGCTCAAGTCCTTTGAGCGTGTGAAACATGTCAGAGCGTGCGCTATCATCGGCCAAAGCCGACATGCGCCACTCTTCAAAAATATCTCTTTCCACTTCGGCAAAAGCCTCCTTGAGAATATCATCCTCAAGAAGTCGCTTTGCGTGGTTAGCTTTTGTAATAGGGTCCATTAGATTAACGGCCTATAGATTGAATTGGTTGGCATGGCCGATTGTGCTTGAGGAGAAGCGCCCCCCGAAGCAAGGAGGCTATACTCCGGCTGGAAGAACATAGCTTCTGGACCAAAACCATACCGCTCATAATCCGTGATGTTTGGATTGGCGCGCATATCTTGGCCTGCACCAATACCCGCGCCCGGTCCGAATGGAGAGACATACGGCGTTCCCGCACCTGTACCGCCGCCAGCAAGAAGGCTCTTGAGAAGATCGGCCCCGATACCACCAATCGACAGAATTTGTGGTATGTTTAGGCCCGTGCCTAGAACGCCGCCCTTATCAGGAGAGGTGACACCTGCGGTCTGCGCTGGCGTAAGCGCACCAGCCGTTATCGCAGGCAACGCTGCTCCGATGCCCGGTATTATTGGTGGAGGAGCCACTGCCTGTGGCGCGCTAACAACGATGTCGCCTGTAGCTTGGTCAATACCATTGACGACGTTCGAAGCACCGCCACCTGTAGCGGCCAAAACACCACCAATAGCGGGTATTGCGGCTAGTGCTTCTGCCGGTATAACAGGCTGCTGCATACCTGTGACAACAATGTCTTCCGGTCGTGTGGTGGTAGGTTGTTGCTGCGGCAAAGGTTGTGTTGGGGCTAACGCACCCGAAAGCATTGCGCCAACCGGAACGGGGAACGCAGCCCCGAACGGTAGTCCTGATCCAGATGCGAGTTGAGGTCCGGTTACGGTTATCCCATCATAAGGGGTATCGCCGCCAGTGACTTGGCTCAAGCCTGCGTTACCTGCTTGTGATAGAATTGCTTGGCCGAGAGCGCCACCTGCGGCTTGTAAACCTTTCGAAAGGCCAGTGACCACAATGTCGCCCGCAGCTTGGCCTGCGGCTTGACCGCCAGCCTGTGCTACGCCTTGCGCTGCGCCTCCGCTAACGCCGCCCAATGCCCCGCCTATAGCTTTATCAAGCCCAGTGCCGCCTACTATACCGGCGGTAGCACCACCGAGTAACGCGCCTTTGAGAATGTCGTCGCCCTTGAGCGCCGCGCCTAAACCCCCTGCGCCAGCGGCAGCCCCCACTTTTGTAAGAAGGTCAAGCCCTGCGTAGCCCGGTATAAAACTTAATGCCAAAGGGGCCACAGTGCCAACTACATCCGCGATCTTGCCCAGTGTGCTTTTGTTGAACTTCTCGCTAGCAACAGGTTGATAGTTATCTCGGGTGTTGCCTGTCTCAATTTGGTAGTCAGCTTTGCGGCCCATTGTATCGGTCAGGTTCTGACCCATTTCGACGGCCTTCTGTGCTGCCTCAAAACCCGTGCCTTCAAACAGCACAGTGTTGGTGCTGCGGTCAACAAGACGCACAAAGTGGCCGGGCATCATTGCGAATTGGTTGTTGCCGCCATAGGCGGTTGGGTTGCCCTTATTCGAAACGGGAGCAGTGATAAGTTTACTTGCGCCGCCCGGTACAACATAGCCGGGCGTCATGCCCAAACCGAAACCACCCAAAGACGGGTCAGATGTGGTAATGCCACTAAAGCCGCTAAAGTCCAAGCCAGCCAAGTAATCCGCAGCAGCAGAAGGCACGGCCTCTTGCGTCATCGGCTCTACAGCTTGAGTAGCAGCCAAAAGCCCTTGTATGCTTGGATCATTAGCGTAAAAATCTTGAGCCATTACATCATACCTTCCGGGGGCATTTCGGGTTGCATCTGCATTTCAGGTGGCATCTGTGCTTGTTGAACGGCCTGTGCCATCTGTGCGTTCTGCGCGGCCTGTTGAGCCTGCATAGAAGCGCGTTCCATTTCACCTTGCTGGCGTAGGAACTCACGGTCACGCTGCATCAATGCTTCGATGTTGGCTGTGTTGACCTGCGTCCCGTACTTGGCTTCAATCTCCGCAGCCTTAATCATAAGGTCGGCATCGAGTTTGTCGCGCTCACGGTCGTCCTTGCGTAGCATCTCTTCGCGCTGCAACTCAAGTTCGGCTGCCTTCTTCTGGATGTCAGCGCGGATTGCTTCCATCTGAACCTGAGACAGCATCTCTTCCGGTGACGGCTGCGGTGGTGCAGGCGGGGGTGGAGGCGGCATCATGGCTGGGTCTTTGAAGAACACAGTCGGGTCTTTGTATCCAGCCAGCGCCATCATCTGAGCCAACGTATTATAGTAGCCCTGCATGTCAACCAGCGGAGCGCCCATCTGCATGAGCATCTCTTGCTTGGCAGCGACTTGGCCTAAGAATGCCATCTTCTCTTCGTTGCTACCAGTCCCGATAGCGACGTTGACGACAACATCCATGTTCGTGTCCCACACACGCGGGTCAATCGGAACGAACGTGTTGCGCAAACGCACCATGCGCGGTGCGTCTTGGTTCTTGGCGATAAGCTGCATCGACTTGCGGAACAAACCCTTCATGCCCGTCTCGGCGAAGATACGGCAGATCAGTTCGATATGTTGCGCCGCAGCAGTAATCGTGGCTGCGACAGCAGCGCGGGTCGAAGACTGAAGCGCATTCGCGTCGAGGCCAGACGCGGCCTTGGAAATACCTGTGCGGTTCTCGCGCAGTTCGTCCATGTACTGCAACATCGGGAAGGCTTGCGACCCGACGAATGGCATAGTGAACGGCTGCACCATACCCGGTGCACGCATACGGATGATACCACCAACTTCGGTATTCATCACATCTTCAAGATTGACTTGACCCTCAACAACACCCGTGCGTGGGTGGATCGACTGAGCCAAGCTATCAAGCGTGTTACGCAGGATGTTCGACTTGATAAGCTGAATGTCCATCGTCACGTCGGCAATCGACATGCCGAAGAATGTGTGCGGCTCTGGGTCGGGGCAGAAGTCTACGAACGGAATAAAGTCGCAAGGTTCGTAGTGAAGTACCTTGTTGGCCGTGCCCGCAACGCAGACGCGGCAAAGTTCCGCAATCCCGTCGCCGTCCATGTCAACATACACATAGCCCTCAATGTAAAGGATTTTGCGCGATGTCGTATCTGTGCGGCCGGTAATCTGAACGAACGCTTGCGGGTTACGGTCAAAGGCTTCTTCGTTGCCTTCGAAATCGTCCAGCGTTTCGAAGCCAAGGTCTTGAACCTCATCGAAATCGTAACCCATCTTCACAAGATCGGATACGGTAACGTAGCGGCGGTGGGCTACAAACTCGGCCGTCTCGATAGAACGTGCACGGCGGTCAATCAAAAACTCTTCGGGCGGTACGGACTGAACGCGTAGGCGGCCCTGCTCAGTTGTACGGACTACTGTACAATCATATGTCGCGGGCTGGGTCTGGCCCATCATGCCCATCGGCGTTTCAGTGACCGTCTCGCCGTAAGTAATCTCTACGTCCTTGACTTCGATATTGGCATCGGACTGAAGGACGGAGAAGGTAGCCTCGTCCAGACCCGTGAAGTAATGGGTCGTGACATTTTTTTCGGTATCCCACCAGACTTTCATAATCCCGTTCTTACGGATCAGAGCGTCCTTAAATGTGGAGTAGCATTCGTTGAAAAGATTGTTGTCGCGTGTCAGGCAGTAGTTGACGTAATCCGTCGCCTGCTGCGCGCTGTCAATATCTTCAGGGCCGTTCGGTGCAAACTCGACGACGTTGTTCGCCGCGAAAAACACCTTCATAATCGACGGCATCATGGCCTGCACGGTGTCGCGCACGTCCATAGACATTGCCTGCGACCGGCCCTCCTCTTCGTTGCCGAACGGTTCGCCCTTATAATACTGGCCCGCAAGCGCACGCTCCGGCGAGATCACATCGTCGATATAATTTTGCGCGTCGTCAATCTCGGCGATTATAATATTCTGAAGTTCTTCTTCCGATACAGGCTCTTCTACCTGTTCGTCTTCCATATCTGGTTCTTCAATGGAAATCTCTGTGCCATCGGCGAGTTCAATCTCGGTCTCTTTGGTCTTCTCTTCGCTATCGCCGTGTTCAGAGTTGGAGTTAGGAACCCCGGTATCCTGATACATACCTTGGCTCTTAGCCATCTCGGCCTTGCTCGGCTTACGGTTATTGCGATATGCCATATTTTAGCCTTACTTCTTTTTGGATTTGCCAGCTTCAGACAGAGCAATAGCTATAGCCTGTTTGCGCGATTTAGCCAAGGGAGCCTTTGCAGGGCCTTTAGGATTTACGCCAGCGTGCAGTGTCCCACGCTTATACTCGCCCATTACTTTGCCAATCTTCTTAGCAGCAGCGTCCATCTTCTTCATTTCTTTTTACCCTTTGCGGTTTTCGCAGAAGCCTTAAATGCTGCCGCAGTAGGCGCACCCTTTGTTCCCGGCTTGCGCATCTTTTCGCCAGAGCCAGCCTTGATGCGATCCTTCTTGGCCGCAATATTTGCATAGAGACCCATCTTCATTTTGACTTCCCCTTGTTTCGGGCTGATATTGATTTGGCTTTGGACTTCGCGTCTGCTTTAGATGACGCACCCCACGCTTGCAACGATAACAAGAGGCGGGTTGGTTCGCCTTTCGCATTACGCTCCGGCCCCGGCATGTTCCCCATACGCGCTAAGAATGACGCCCTCCGTGGATTATCCCCTGATTTAACAGGCGCTTTCAGATTGGCCCCTTCAGCTTTCTTAAAGTGACTACGCCCCGCTTCATTGAGGCCGCCCTTCGGATTTTGAAAACGCTTCGCAACCATGCAATCAAACCTATCTTTTCGGCGTGTACGCGCCGCGCTCACTCAAATACACGATGGCACGATAGAGAATATTTGTATCCTCTCTTGCGTGGCCTAGCACCAAATTACACGTCGAACAAAGTATGCCGCGAACCTCACCCGTCTCATGGTTATGGTCAACGACAACTAGTCGTTTTTGCTTATACTCTAATGCGTCAGATATTTCTACCTCACAAATAGGGCAAGTAAAATTCTGGCTAACAAGGAATGTCTGGTATTCGTCAACACTAATACCGTATCGCCGTTTGAGATTGCGGGCGTGATGGTATCCGGGGCGTGCGGCTATGCAACGGCGTTGGTTTTCGAGCAAGCACGGCTTACATTCGCGCCGGTAGGAATAGAATTTTTCAATCGGCTTTTCTTCGCCACATTTCGGGCAAGTCTTTGTTTCCACGGATACACTCCCTTTAAACGCCTATAACCTAAAATTTATAGAAAAGCAAAAAAGCGGGGTGGCGGCGCGGTTAGAACAAACGAAGGAGCCACAACGTATCGTTCAGTCGCTATTACCGGCGGCATAGCCTCGCACACCCCATGATGCCCGGCAGGAGAGGGAGAGAAAAACCTGCCGGGCAAAACAAATATATCACATCTTTTGTCTATGTCAAACAACACCACGTATATTCCGACGCAAAGCCCCGCTCTTGTTGGCCATTGAATACCCGTGCATTATGGTTGATATATCGGTGGCAAGGCATAGGCACAGGGCATCCGCCTTATCTGGCGATGGAAGTCCGCGCTTCTTCATGCTCTCCTTACTCTCCACCTGCATCTTACCCGACGACGTAAAGGTGTAGCGCGGTGACGCCAACTCGGCGAACAACTGCTCATCCTTCGGTATCTTCACATCGCGGTTCGCCAGCCATCCTTTACATTTAAACCACAATTCGGCGCGTAGGTTGGCGTAAGTCCCTTTCAACGCAGGGCTTTCCGCGACGTTGATCCCACGCGCTGGCAGGCCCAGTGCGCGCATACGGTCAAGCACACCCGCTCCCAATCCGATGCTATCAACCAATATCTCGACTGGTTGTTCCGACGGCGGCAGCGCCTCAAACTCAGCTACGACTGCGCCGGTTAGCTGCATCAGGTCCAGACCTTTCCAAGTCTGTATCTCCTCAACAACTGGGCCGCGTCGCTTGGCGAGTGCGGAAGCGTCAGACCCCATACGCGCCACGTCTAGGCCCCACACACTTTTCGTTTGCTTGGCGATCTTAATCTCGCGGTTCATAGCCCCGTCAATCAACTCGACAGGAATGACCGTATCTTCTTCACGCGGCGGGAAGTTACCCAATACACGGACGTGGTACGCTGGGCTGTCTTCCCCATAGCGCAACTGCATCTCTCGAACGAACGCATCGGATACGCGGGGGCTATTGAGGCAACTGACATGGAAGGTTTTCCATTCACCCTTCAGACGGTTGTGGGTATCATAGAACAAACCACTGTTCCGCGTAGGGTTGCCGAGAAGAAGCGTCGTCGCGTTGTGGCCCGACATAGAACCGGACGCAGCTTCATACACACTCTCCGGAATACCGGATGCCTCATCGGCGACAAGCAGCACGTTGTCGGCGTGGATACCCTGCAAGGCTTCCGGCGTTTCTGCTCGGCTCGTTCTGGCGGAGATAAACGCTTCGCTGGACGCAGCCTTCAATTCGATACGGTCGGCCTTAACCTCAATCAAAATCTTCAGCACTTCGGGTAGTTCGTTAACCCATCGCTTCAGTTCCGCGAACATCGCATCGAACAACTGAGAGGATGTCGGCGCGGTAACAACCACCTTCACCGGGTATCGCGTCAAGAAGTAATGCAGCATGGCCCAGCTTGCGGCTGTAGACTTACCTACACCGTGGCCTGAGCGCACAGAGATACGGCGCTCACCTGAACTAATCGCCTTGAGAAACTCAACTTGCCAAGGGTCTGGCTTGGTCCGTAGAATATCACGCACGAACCCAACGGGATCATCACGGTATTTCTTCAGAAACTCCAAAAAGAAGTTTGGCTCAGATTTGGTCATTCTTATCTCCCCTGATTACGCGTGCGATTGTTTGATGACTTACCGTGATACCATGACGCTTTGCTACGATAATAGCAATATCGCGGTAGC